AGGTGTTTCCGTAGTTCTTTCGCCATGTTTCAGAATAATTGTGAGATTACAAATTTCAGTCAGTTATAACTCATGTCGTAACTAACACATTATTATATATAAGTGAGTTATAAGTTAGTTATAACTAAGTTATCTTTGTAGCATAATAAAACCGCCGAGCGATTGCCCAGCGGTTTTATACTAAATACAGTAAACAGTAGTAAGGATTACTCCTCAGACGGCGAAGCAATGTCTTCGCCAGCAGCGAGGCGTGCAATGCGTTCAGAGAGCGTCCTGTTTTCATCGACGATTGTCATGTCAACGCTTGTTGACTGCATCTGAGGCGTGTGGAACTTCAATAGTTTTATTTCGGCATCGACACGGCTTTCCGGGTCAAGTGTCTTGCAGTCAATGTCAAACTGCGAGACCAGTTGCCCTGTCTTCTTTCCGTTATCGTCCTTTTCCTCGATGCTGGGTGTGAAGTATTTCACCGAGTGTTGTCGGAGAAACGTCTTCAATGGCTTGTCTTTGTTGGGTGTTCCTGCGGCACGACCGCCGAGCCGTCCGCGCCCATCTCCTGCTTTGCGTGGCATAGTAAATCAAAACTTAAAATGATGGTGCAAAGATAAGGTTGTAATTTCGCACACGACTTATAAGTTTTGTTTCACTAATTAAAAAGACATACAGTATGTTAGGCGGAATTATAGGAGGCGCAGCAGGTGCGCTCGGCGGCATCTTCGGCGGCATCAGCAAGAACAAGATGCTGAAGAAACAGATTGCGATGGTCAATGAACAGAAGCGTGAGAACCAAGACTGGTACGACCGCAGGTATAACGAGGATGCAACTCAGCGTGCAGACGCGCAAGCCATTCTTACGCAGACAGCAGACATGATAAAGCGACGCAACCAGCAGTCAGCAGGAGCGCAAGCCGTGATGGGTGGCACAGAGGAGAGCACAGCAGCAGCGAAAGAGGCTAATGCGAAAGCACTGTCAGATGCTACCAGTCAGATTGCAGTTGCTGGCGCACAGCGCAAAGACCAGATTGAGGGTCAGTACCGCGAGAGACAGCACCAACTTGACGAGAAGTTGCGCGAACTCGAAGCAGGTAAGGTTGATGGCTTCGGCATGGTAAGTAACGCTATCGGTGGAGCCGCTAACGGCTTTGCCAGTGGCATGGGACTTGGTTAATCACGTAAACACTATAACATCATGGCAACAAACCCATTTGGAACGACAATACCGCGAGGCGCAACATCATTCTACGACTTCTCGCAGAATGATGATGGGCAACAGCCCGGAGCGACCCCTACACAGGACGATGGAGGAAACGGCACACCTGCCCCTCCATCACTTGCCACTCCTACGCTGAATGGCAACGGCGGTTCTTCATCTTCATCAACAACCACTACCACGACGGTAACAAGCCCATACGCACAGTTCAAGGGTAACAATTACGCTGAACTGGAGGAGTTCTTGCGTGGTCAGATGGACGCAATCAAGCCCGAGACAAAGGAGGAGCGCGAAAAGCGAGAGAAGCGCGAGAAGCGCATTGGCTTCCTCGCAAGACTTGCAGAGGGCTTGGGAACATTCCACACGGCGTTTTCTCATGCGCGTGGCATCAAGGCTATGGATATGCCTAAGATGTCGGCAAAAGCCAAAGAACTGTTTGAGAAAGCCAAGGCACAGCGCGACAAGGACAATGACAGACTGGTGAATTACGCCATCACCCTCGGCAACATCAAGGACAAAGACCGCGACTTCAACTTTCGTGTTACACAAGCAGAGCAACAGCAGAACAACTGGCAGCAACAGTTTGACGCAGGTCGCAAAGACCGTGCCGACGATGTGGCTTTCCGCGACAAGAAGTTTGACTCTGACAACGACCACTGGCAGAAAGGTTTCGACGAGAACAAACGTCAGTTTGATGTCACCTCCAAGGAGCATGAACGCCACAACAGAGCATCCGAGGGACTTCAAGCTGCTGGAATTGCTGAAACGAGACGGCATAATAAGGCATCAGAGGGTTTGGAGCGTCAGCGTATCGCAGCATCGCAGGACGGTAAATATACTGAGTTCTATTCGGGCAATGGTATGGTTCGTATTCCAAACACCCGACTGAACCAGCATAATATCTCGTATGTGTTCAGCAAAACACCGTCCGCAGGTCGCCCGACAGGAGGTTACAATATCTCAACAGGACAGACAACACCAGTTTCAGCCGACCAAATGATGGACTGGATTGGTTCAAACATCGACGACCCGAACGTGCAGAGTGCTTTGCGTGCCATCGGTGGCGTAACCACTACCGAAGACAACACACCTCCAAGCAGAAGAAACAATAAAAGTAATACCCCACCAAGCAGAAGATAATCGACTATGTGGAATGACGACGATAGAAAATGGCTCTATGAGCAAATGAGGAAGAACGGCGTAAACACAGGCAGTTACGACGACTTCACAAAGAGCCTTGACAATAAAGAAGACCGCGATTGGTACTACCAAAAGAGCCGCAGTTTAGGCTTGAATGTTGGTAGTGCTGACGATTTCGCAAGTATGATGGTTCAGCCAGTGCAGAAGCCAGCACCAGCGCAGCCGGTAGTCAAGCAGACTACAGGGCAAGTAAACCCGACTGTGAACACATCGACACAGCCCAAACAGGATGAACAGCCACAAAAGCAAGGTGGATGGCAACCGACTTGGCAGGAGAAGATGGGTATGCAGATGCAGTTGGACGAGACCATGCGCCAAGTGAAGCAGTCGCAGCAGGACTTCAATACACGCATGGAGAATATCCGCAAGGGCAACACCTTGGGTAAGACCAGCGAAGTGAAGTTCAACCCGGAAAGCGGAAAGATGGAGCGCAGGTATTACACGACGCATGGCGATGAAGTAACAACACCGCTGGAGCAGTCGCGCCTCAATCTGAAATACCGTGACGAGTGGGAAGCCACAACACCCGAGGGACGCAAACACCGCGAGAAGCGAATTGAGAATGACTTTGAGCGTCGTGTGGGTGCATCACTTGACAAGTACGACCCGGACAATGCTGCTGCAATGGTATGGCAGCAAGCCGAGGACAAATCTAATGAGGAGTTTGGTAGATACTTGGACGAGCGTAGCAAACCATCATGGAGCAATTTCCTCCGTGGTGCTGCGGAAGGTACGAGCGTAACAGGAGGTTTGGGTGCTGATAATGTTGACACCGGCATCAAGGCATTTGCCACTCATTTGAAATACCACGACCTGCAACGTATGGCTGATGATGCTTGGAACATGCTTGGCAAGGAGAAACAGCAGTCCATCATCGAAGATATGTACGGCGCACTGAAGAACCGTTACCCACAAGCCACAGAACAGCAGTTGCAGCAAGCAGCAACGGAAATGGCGCGTGAGCAGAGCGACCGACGTATGTATGAACTGGCAGTAGCCAAGAACGCCCCTAAAGACGCAGCCGAATATTTCATCCGTAAAGTTGCCGCAGGTAACGCAATGGGAACATTGATGCAAGCAGCGGCAAGAGCGCAAGCAGGTACAACAGGCGACTGGGAAGCACGCGAAGATGCAGAACAACGCTTTGAGAAGCAAGGCCACAAGGTCGCAGGTATCGCAGGAACAGTTACAGGCTTTGCCTTAGACCCTCTCACTTGGGCATCTGCAGGTGCAGGTGGTGCAGCCGTTAAAGGCACAACTTGGCTCGGTGGCAAGATGATTGGCGAAGCAGCCATGCGTAAGTTTGGTACCACGCTCGGAGGTCGTATGCTTGGTGGAGCCATTGGTGGTGCTGTGAACTTCGGTACATACGAGGCAGGAAGCGAAGCACTCGACCAAATGAAGTGGGGAGGTTACATTGACGAGGAAACAGGTGAACGCAAGGACGGTTTCTCGTTTGGCAATGTGGCAGGGCGTGCAGGACACGGCTTGATGATGGGTGCAGTAACTGGTGTAATTGCTCCATACCTCGGCAATGTAAGCGACAAACTTGTCAGAGCCACCGAAAGCACCGTTGGCAAGATGGGCATCCGTGCCGGTGAACTTGGTGTAGGTACAGTGGCAGAGGGAACAATCTTTGCCGTGCCGGAGATTATCGACACCTACGGACAATATGGCGACCTTATTAACTCACTTTCTGATGAGAGCAGCCCCAACTATATTGCAGACGAACAGGAACGTGCAGCCAAGATTGAGGAACTTCGCAATAGTCGTGGTGACGCGCTGATGGACGTTTGGACTGATAACATGGCAATGATTGCAGGTTTCAAGGCACAACATCTGTTGAAGTCTGCACCGCGTGTTATCTACGACCTTGCACGCTCCAAGAACGGCAAGGCTGGTTTTGAGACACGTTTACGTTCCATTCTTGACGGACGCGGTGACCTTGCACTTACTGAGGACGAGAAGAAAGAACTGGAACGCAGAGGGTACGGCGACTTAAAAGACCTCACGGAGGAATACAGCCGTTATGCCGAAGCCAAAGAAGAATATGACAAGGCTCGTCCTACCACCACCGATGCAAGCAGAATGATTGAGGGAGGCGACGGACAGGCTGAACTACCATATAACCGCTTTGTCGAGTTGATGACAGATAACAGCGTCAGCGAGGCGGCGCGTGCCAAGATGTATTACTACCTCACAGGGCATGGTCTGCCAATGTCAACCGTCATGGGTTCAAGCATCCTTGAAGACAAGGACGCAGATGGCAACGTGACAGGTTACACCGTGCAGTCGTTTGGTGCAAACGGTGTGATAACCAGCCGTTCTTTTGGCGACAAGAAACGTGCAGACGTTGAAGCGAACCGCATCAACAGGCAAGCAGAGTTGAACGGCTTTGACGTGGGTGAGCGTTATTATGACTGGCAAGGCGACAACAAGCGTATGTATGAGGCTTGTGAGACTGTTGCAGAGGAAACAGGCGCACCTGCCAACCTTTTGTTTGACCTCATGAAGCGCAAGACCGAAGCAATGAATGAAGTTGAATTGGAGTGGGCAGAGAAAATCCTTAATGCCTACAACGGTCTTGGTGACAAATACGGTTCATCGGAAGTACGCACTGCCATCAATGAAGAATTTGGTGTAGATGTTGACAAGGCTATCCGTAAGGAGCGCAACCGCCGCAGCGAGCAGGAGCAGAAAGCCGTTGACGAATATGCCAGTCGCCTGTTTGCCGACGTGAAGCGCAAGCAGGAGGAAGCCGCAGAACGTGGCGAAGCACCTGTTGACCCCGATGCACCAACAAGTAACAGTCAGATAGCCGCATTACTCGGCATTGACGATGGTGAGCAGGGCGACCCTGTTAGCGCAGCTTTCAACAGAGGACACGAAGCCGACGCGCAGGAGCGTCAGGACATCGCCATAGAACTTACCGACCCAAACAATGCGGAAGCACAGGAAGCATGGAACGGTGTTGTGCAGCGCATCAACGAGGATGCAGCCTACATGGTAGCCCAGCAGCGAGAGCAGACCAAGCAGATGCAGCATACTGACGGCTCTTTGCGCCCTGCCATCCTCAAAGAGAAAGACAGCGAGGGTAACGACCAACAAGTGTATATCGTTGACGGCAATGTGCAGATGATGCCCGACGGCTCAATGGTTGACAAGGCATCGAGTGACAACATTGTCGTAGTATATAACCCTGCCACTGGAGAACGCAAGCAGATAGACCCGTCCGCTGATACCGGCATATCTTCGCTTGGTGAGGTGACAACCGCAGAACAGCGTGAAGCCGACATCGAGCGCAGCCGACAGGAGTACGTTCAATCACAGATAGACGAGGCACAGGGTACAGTACGCATTTCACCTGGTCAACAGTTGGTATTGCCTACTGGTGAGGAAGCCGTTGTCGTTGCTACCGATGCAGACGGAGAGAATATCACCGTTGCTCTTGGTGATGGCACACAAGCAACCGTGCAGCGTTCAGAGTTGCAGCGCATCCACGACGAGAAAGCATTGGCAGACTACCGTCAGCGTCATGGTATCGAAGATGGACAGCCTGCAGCACAGGTAGAAGCCCCAGCGGCAGAACCGCAGGGCACAGTGGCGACATGGAGTTGACTATCCGGGACGAGGACGGCAGCGAGAAACCTGCAATGGTGATGGGACGTGTGCGCTATGAGAATGGCAGTTTTGTTCCCGACGCAAACGGAAACATCATCGAGTATTTCATGGACGGCGAGGTGAAGCATGACCATGAAGACAAACTCGTTGATAAGGTTGTGAGCCACGTTGCACCAGCACAACCCGAACAGGGTAACAACACACAGGAAAATATTCCTGTTCAAGGCAACAATGATGGTGAAAATATTCCACAGGCACCAATAGAGACCCCGACACCAGTTGAACAGTCTGCGGAAGTTGCACCACAGCCAGTACAGGAGCATGTGCAGACGGTAGAGCCTCAACCAGCACAGCCCGAAGCACCAGTACAAGCGACGGAGCATCCTACGGCAGAGCCAATGCCTGTTGGTGAGGATGGTGAAGAAGACTGGCAAGCCACCACACCCGAACGCGCCCATGCCTACATTTTCAACGAGGCAGGACTATCACGCAGTGAGGGTAACGAATTTATCGCAGCGCAGAAACAGGCTGCACAGAGCGCACTTGTAAAGGCAAAGTCCGCACAGATGCCGAAAGTAGGCACCAGCATCAAGAAGTACAACGAGGCAAAGGCGAAACGTCAAGAGAAGATTGACGAGGCGCAGCGTGTGTTGGACTACTGGAATGGTGTGCAGGAAATTCAGAATGCCATTCAGCGTGAGGAGAACGAGCGCAGAGCGGCTGAGCAAGCCGTGCTCCATGACGAAGCAGTGGCGCAAGCACAAGCCGAATATGAAGCACGCAAGCAAGCCGAGGAAGAGCGCAAGGCGGTAGGCAACGAGAACCCGATGCCAGCCATTACCGAGAAGTGGAACAATGCAAGACAAAGCGCAGCCGGACAAACCGACATATTTGCAGGTGGCATTCAGAGCCGCGAGAACATCTTGCGAGACGTAATCAAATATATCAACGATAATTATGGCAAACGAAAAGAAATCGAAGCAGCCCGGGCAGCAGCCGTGGAGCGCAGAAAAGCAGAGAGCGTTCAACAAGATGGCACTCCTCCAGCAGTCAGCACAGATGGCGAAGCAGCAGAGCCGAGTGCCGAACCTGCACCCGTAGAGACAGAAACTGTTGAGGCTTCCGAACCAGTAGAAGCAGAGCCTAATGCCGTGCAAGCAGCATTGGCAGCAGCCGAGCAGGAAACCAACGTAGAGCCTACCGAAGCACAGAAAGAGGCAGGTAACTACAAGAAAGGACACGTCAAGATAGACGGCTACGACGTTACCATAGAGAACCCGAAAGGCTCTGTACGTCGTGGTACTGATGCCAGCGGCAAACAGTGGGAGCAGGAAATGCAGAATACCTACGGTTACATTCGTGGCACTGAGGGCGTTGACGGCGACCACATCGACGTATTCTTCTCCGAAGACCCATCGCAGGGTGATGTGTTTGTCGTTGACCAAGTGAACAAAGACGGCAGCTTTGACGAGCATAAGGTGATGTATGGCTTCCCCGACATCGAGAGCGCACGCAAGGCATACCTCTCCAACTACGAAGATGGTTGGCAGGGACTTGGTGCCATTACACCTGTGAGCAAAGAGGAGTTCAAGAAGTGGATTGACAGTTCGCACAGAAAGACGAAGCCGTTTGCGGAGTACAGCAGCGTGAAGCCACTTGGCGATACTTGGCTTGGCGAACAGCCGAAGAAGGCAACGGTCAACATTACCGAGATGGAGAACAGGGAGGAAGGCCAGGAAGAGGTTGTGGCAATGCCGCAACATACGGAACAGGCTACCGAAGGAAATGATGCTGTTGCGGAGGAACTCACGGCAGAAGAAGGCAGTCGGTTGTCTGAATTGAAGTCGCGGGGTCGCAGTAATCTCAGCAAGAAGGAATTGGAAGAGATGCTTCATCTTGAACGCAAGGAGCGTATCTTACGCGAAGGAAGTGAGTTTGATGCTCCTTTTGACTTGAAGCCTGTCAGCAAGATTTCAAGCGTGGAGGACATAGATGCCAACATCGGCAAAATCGTTGCAGGGTTGAAGCGACATGAGGGTGACGGTTCTATGGAAGACTTTGAAGGTTTTGCCTATCAAGGAGCCTACAAGAAGAATGCAGGACATCAGGTTGACGGATATTTAAAGGTGCTGACAGGAGTTATTTCCGGTGATTTGTTGAAATCATGGGCTGAAAGTCATGGGCTTAGTAGATACGACGATGTGCTTGCGTATGGCGAGAAGTTGTACGAAGAAGGCAAAGCTGGATTTTCAGAGCCTCGCGGACTTCCCAACGAGGCAGACATCCAACTAACGAAGAAAAAACAATCCGAGATAAAACACACGGCGGCTCATTTCCCGATGGAGACGCAGGAGGAGGCGGCAGCCTTTGACAAGCGTGTGCCAAAGATGGATGACGCGGAGTTGCTGGCGTATATGGCAGAGGACGGCAAGGGTGACGTGAACAAGGCTCATCATCCGAGCGTGTATGATGAGTATGACTATAGGCATGGCGATGAGCAGTTGCAGTCGTATGACGCTACGCTTGTGCGTCTGAATGAGAGCGGCACGACGCTGGAGCAGGCTGAGGAGATGCTTGCGAACTTGCAGAAGGACGTGGCAAGGCTGGCTACGGAAGACAGGGCGATGCTGCTTGGTCAGGAGGAGGCTTTACAGGAATATATTGCCGGGAAGGAGAACGTGGTTCCCGGTCACGATTTGCAGGAGCATATTGATACGCTGGGTTCTTTGCAGGACAACGGAAAAGATTATAACGAGAATGCTTATGATGCTTACGCTGCTGGCCGCCGGTTTGGGAATGGGGTAAATAGTAACCTTTCCAAAAGGGAGGCTATAGCCCTTGCATCTAAGATGGTTGACGAGAACTATGCTCGTGGCGGTGTGTATATACTTCCTTTTCTTGATGGTGTCGGTGACAGCGTGGACTTGCGTGCTGGCAGGAATAAGGATGAGGTAAGCAAGCGGGAGAAGGAGTATCGTGAGAGGAGAGTATCGGTCACGGACGAAGATACAGAAAAGACCATAGATGCGATGAAGTCGAAAGCCGTCCCGGTGCCAAGGGTTAAATTGAATGATGCGAAGATTGATGATGTTGGTGAGCGATTGGAGGGTGCGCGTAAGGATATGCGCAGGAAGATTGCTGAGAGCCTTGCAAACGTGACGGAGGCGGCATTGGTAGAGAAGCCTTTCGGTAAGGTGTATAAGAAGCCCGACCTGAAGAAAGCCGTTGAGAGCGGTGCTTTGAGGGAGAAGGATGCTATCTTCTACGAGGCTTTGTTCTCGACGATAAACCAGCAGAAGCCGAAGGTGACTCAGAGCGAGATGCGCAGCAAGCGTTATATTCCCGACTACAAGACGAAGGCGGAGCGTTGGGCTGCATCGACGTACAATGCTATAGAGACCCTTCGCCAGTTCATGGAGGCGGACGAGGCTCAGCGTGACGCACTGATAGACGCAGCCATGAATGACCGCTATCCGAACAGGGAGAAAGAACTTGCGGAGATAGAACAGCGCAAGCGGTGGAACCCTGACAGGGAAGACCACAAGTATGAGTGGGGTGATAAGACCACCCCTAACCCATTGTGGGTGATACACGAGGTGATGAACAGGATGGGGTATAATGTTGGTGACAAACTGGACATTCCGTTCGGCGTGGTGGAAGCCAATACGAGCGGCACCGGCTACTCTATCAAGAACTTGAAGGGAGAGCGTGCCACACTTTTCGGCAGCAACATGAGTATTGACGAGGCCATTGACGCTATTGTGTATCTTGCACGCCTGAAACGCGGTGACGCAGACATCAGCCATCCGACACATCTATTCGGTTTTTCTCCCACCAAGAGTGAGTTTGGCGAGAGCGGACGCTACAGGGTGATGTGGGGCCGCAAATACAATACGCGTAAGTTTGACAGTAAGGAGGAAGCCGATGCCTTTGCCGCGACGAAGAGCAGTGCATACGTATCGCCCATCGACGAGGTGAAGCGCAGGTTTGGCTACAAGGTGCAGTTCTATCACCCTCTGACAGGTGAGAAGATGTTCGTGGATGACGCGGAGTTTGACACCAGGGGTGAGGCACAGGCATACTTTGACAGCAACTTCGAGAAGTTGAACGATGCGACGAATGCGAAACTGGAGGCGGAGCGCAGCAAGAAAGGTGAGAAGAAGACGCTGACGGCCGATGAGGTGGTGCATGTTCAGATGGTTCACGGTAAGGAAGGCGGCTGGAAATACGCCGTGCTTATTGACAAGAAGTATGCGAACAACGACGGTATGCCGTATATCATCAAGGAAGGTTTTGCGAGCAGGAAGGATGCCAAGGACTTTGCCGAGGGCATCAAGGACGATGCGTTGAAGACCGTGCTGAAGCATAAGGAAGACAGGAAGAATGTTGTGTATTTCGACACGGGCGAGAACAGCCGTATCGGCGAGGATTACAGGAACGGCAAGGACGTGGAGGCAGAGGACTTCATGAACACGTTCGGTTTCCGTGGTGTCCAGTTCGGCAACTGGACGAACCAGGCAGACCGTCAGATGGCAGTGAACCAAGCCTACGATGCGTTTATGGATATGGCGAAGCTGATTGGCGTATCGCCAAAGGCTATGTCGCTGAACGGTGAGTTGGGCATTGCCTTCGGTGCAAGAGGCGTGGGTGGCTTTGCCGCGCACTATGAACCCGGCGAGGTGGTCATCAACTTGACGAAGACACAGGGAGCAGGGTCATTGGCTCATGAGTGGTGGCATGCCCTTGACAACTACTTTGCGCGACGTGCCGGGATTGCTGGCGGCATGGTGACAGACAGTCGCCGTATTGCGATGCGTGATGAGTTGCGCAAGGCATTCGACAATATGCTTGACATGATAAAGGGCAGCGACTATATGAAGCGCAGTACGGCCAAGGGTGAATATTGGGGCAGGACGCATGAGGTAACCGCCCGTCTGCTTGCCGAGTGGGTTGACAGGGAGTTGAAGAAACGTGGTGAGTTGAATACTTTCCTCTCCCGTGGTGCCGCATTGGAGCGTGGGCAACAAGCCAATTATGCGAAATACTCCGCATTGGAGGTGTTGGCTGGACGTGAGCCGATGCCATTTGAGGATTATAAGGAAACGCCTGAGTCGCTGAAAGGCATACCTTATCCATCGGCTAAGGAAGTGGAACAGTTCGGCGCGTCGTTGCGTCATATCTTCGACACGCTGGAGGAGAAAGTGGATGATGAGACGGGGAATGTGATGCTCTATGAGCCGTCGGCAACTTACGAGACGCGCGACGGACGGAAGGTAGTATTACGCAGCCTACTTGACGAGATGGGTGTGACCGATGAGGCTGCGATGGTATCGCAGCATACGGAACAAGAGCCGAATGTCAATGCTTTCAATCCGTCGGAGTTACGTCTGCGCAAGTTGAAGAAGGGCGAGACGTGTCATGTGGAGCGTGTTTATGAGGAAACGAAGCAGTTTGACTTCACGGGTAAAGAGAAAGTGGAGAGTGCTGATGACGTGGCGTACATCTTCCGTCAGTTGGAGAATGCAGCTGTTGAGAACTCTTTCCTTGTTCTGGTGAAGGACGGACGGCCTACGGTCATTCATTTGGGTGTGGGCAGTTATGTTGGCGTGATGGCACCATTTGAGCAAGCCATTGTCGCCTACCAGTCGCTGAAGCCTGAACAGGTGTATTTTGTGCACAACCACCCGGGCGGTACTCTTAAAGCGTCGAGACAGGACCAAGACATTTTGAACCGCATTAAACGGGGTTTTGGTGAGGATGTGGTGCAGCAGGGTATCATCATCGACACCACCAGCGGTAACTACGGTGAATTTGAAAGCATCGAGACGGCAGACGAGACGTATAGCGTTGAGGAGGAAATGCCTCAGTCGCAGGGTGATGAAGTACCGATAAAGGTTTACCAGTTCAGCCGTCAGGTGTTTTCTCCTGACTGGAAGCCTGCTGATGCGTTTAAGATAGAGAGCAGCCAAAGTGTTGCGGAGTTTGTGAGCAGTCACAGACTTGGTGAGCATAAGAAGATGAGTTTCCTTGTGTTGAACAACCAGAACAAGGTGGTTGCGAATGTTTTTCTGCCTTGGACTAAATTGAGCGACATCAAGCGTGGCAGGGATGCCGGTGACCTGTTGGCAGGTTATGTGCAACAGTGTGGCGGTGTCCGTGGTGTGCTCTACGGCAATTATGATTACGAGGCAGACGATAGGGTTATTTTGGCTGCTGTAGGTGGCAGGATGAGGCAGTTGAACGCTCCGCTGATGGATGCTCTTCATGTAGAGCATAGTGCATACGAAAGCGGCTGGCCAGGAGTTGGCGAGCCGGGAGAAGATTATGGAGTGAATGCTCATAAGATTGCCACCAGCGACCGTGCGGCTCAACGAGAATATTTGTTGAGTGACAACTACGTTTCTTCATTGACAGGTGATGAGTTTGCCAAAAGCGATAAGCCATTGACGGAAAGGGTTGCTCAGTTCTATGCAGAGAAATTTGACGGCAAGGTTGAACGTGAAGGACTTGGAACTGTCATTTTGGATAAACGAGGTGTAAAAGACAGTCTTTCGCATGGTATAGGACGCAATAAAGCTGCGGCATTTGCCGCCGTGCCTGATATTATCTGTAACGGTGTGTTGATTGACCAAAAAGAGAACTGGAAAAATCGGAAGTACGACAGCTATACTATTGCTGCACCGATTGAAATTGCAGGAGAAGGTTTTGTTGGTGTAGCCATCGTCACAAGAGGACATGGTACAAATGCCAACAGGTTCTACCTGCATGAGGTTGTGCTACAAAAAAATCTCCTTGATGAGAGCATCAAGACCGACACTGAAGCGGACTCTCATCGTGGAGACGTTGCAAAGGTACTAAAAGAAATTGTAACCGCCAAGGAAAACGAGGAAAATGTTACCGAAGACACCGCAAAGTACCGCATCCGCGAGGACGAACCCCCAACAAAGACTGGTATCGGCTACAAGGTGTTTGTGCTGAAAGACGGCAAACTCTATCCTCCTATGGTTGCCAATCCTAACGGCGAGGCTACCCCAGTGGGTGTATGGCTTGATGCAGATGCAGCCCCAGTTGCAGGTGTCACAAAGACAGGTCGCCAGCAGGTTAAGGCAGGTGGCAAGGGAACACAGGGAGGTAGCGGCAAGTTGGCATACCGTCCCGGTTGGCACTTGGGCGAGATACCTTATGCACTCCAGTTCAACCGCATGAACCCCGAAACAGGACAGCGCGAGTTGTTCCCTGCAAACTTTGTGTGGGCAGAGGTGGAGTATGCAAACGATGTGGACTACCAAGAGGAAGCCATGAGTTACGGCATGAACGCAAGCGGAAAGTTCCAACACTCGCTTGCAGGTCTGCCACGACTGCCCGAAAATGGCTCATATAGGTATCGCACCAATCCCGACCCGAACACTGACCCTTGGGTTATCACTGGTGCCATGAAAGTAAACCGCATTCTTAAACCGAGTGAGGTTGATGCAATGGTAGAAGCCGCAGGTCGTGAGCCTCAACAGCGACAGGCTGGTGCCATCACTGACGAACAGGTGGAAGCACTTAACGCCAAGGTGAAGCGTATCATGCAGGAAGACCGCGACATGATGCGCAGTGCCGTTCAGCAGATGGGTGAGAAGTTGCACACGGACATCAATATCATTGAGGACGTGAACGAAATCACACACCCCAATGCAGCGGTGCAAGAGCGTAGGCGCAAGTCCAAAGGCTGGTATGACACAGCCACAGGACAGGTGAACATCGTTCTTGACAACAACAAAAACATTGACGATGTGAAAGCCAGTGTCGGACATGAGACCATTGCCCATAAGGGTTTGCGTGAACTTGTCGGTGAAGAAAACTATGACGAGTTCCTTGACGAGACCTATCAGCATTTGCGCGACGACTTGAAAAAAGGCGTTGATGATGCTGCAGGTCGTGCCTTTATCGACGATACGACCAAGAACGGAAAGCGTGCCAAGAGTTACGAGCAGCACAGACGCACCGCTGTTGACGAGTTGTTTGGACGCATGGCAGAGAAACCGTTTGAGGAGTTCAGCGAGGGCGAGCGTACCTTATGGCAGAAAATCAAAGCCACCGTCCGCAGATTGCTTGACAAGTTCCTTGGCTCGTTGAAGTTGCCAAAGTGGTTTGAACTTGGCGACAACGAACTGCGTTACATTTTGTGGCGCAGCAAGGAGCGTTTGGAGCGTGGCAAGGAACACCCAATAGACCTTGCGCGTGACATCGTGAAGCGTGAGGAACTTGGGTTGACTGATGAGGCGCGTTACAACATGGGTGATGCTCCAGAGACTTTCAAGGCGCGTCAGAGACGAGCCGTTGAAAAAAGAGGAACGGTTATGCCTGGTCTTAATGACGCACAGGTAAAAGTGGTTGACGTGCCACGTCACCCCTATACAGGCAGCATTAAAGAAGCATCAAAGCAAGCCATTGATGCAGCCAAGGCTAAATTTGTCCCCAATGGAGAGCCAAAGACATTGCACTACAATAACTTTGGTGCAGAGTTTGATTACTCTATTTCGGGAAAAGCACTCAAAGAAAGTCTTAACCCAAAACAGCAAGAGAAAAGCGACAGCAGAGGCGTGCACCTTGCAGTTGCAGAACATCTTGATGAAGTTATTGGGGCAAGCATAGAAGTTGAGGAACACCCCGATTATCTAAAGAATGAGCACGGTGAGCGTGACACGAGAAAGGTTAATGCTGATGCGCTGATGCATCGTTTTTATGGTGCTATCACCGTAGAAGGTAAGTCATATCGTGTCATGACACTTATGCGTGAGGATAGGAATGTAGGTAATGGCGTTCATGCTTACGAGGTTACAAAAATAGAAGTGTTGGACGGTCAAACGACGAAGCCACTTTCAGTTTCGTCCCGCAAATCCAACACTCCTAATGATAGCCACGGCCTTAATAGCGAGCTTGAAGCCCATGACCTTAATGGTCGCTCAAACGTTTCTGATGTATTCGTGAGCGGTACAAAGTTACTAAATAATCTTGAAAAATCGTACGATACAGGAAAAAAATTGCTTGACGAGAGCAAAATTTCCGACGAAAGTACCGATTTGTACCGTGACCCGGACGAGACTGAGGACATTTGGAACGACCAAAGTTTGGGTTTGCAGGAGCGAACCACCGCAGCAGCAACCCGACTGGCGAACAACCACAGGGACAACAAGACCCTGCGCAATAATGCCATGCGTGCCATCGGTGGCAACCTCTCCGATTTGCGCAAGGCAATGAGCCTCCAGCGTACCTTTGACATGACAACTGTCAAACGTGTTGCCGACCTTGCACGTGTGTTGATGAACAACGGCTATCTGAACGGTCTGAGCCAGCAGGAAGTGAAGCGTCTGCTTGCAGCCGTGAAGAACAGCGTAGGCCATGAGGACATCGAGGGCAGTGTGCAAAAAGTTATGGACATCATGGTCGATAACCAGTTGAAGCACGCAGAAGACACCCTGCATGAACTGGAAGCCATACGTGGCAGCAAGGTTGATGCAAGAGGTGTTGAGGTGCAGGGCGACCTTGACCCAGCTGGAGCGCACACCATGAAGGTGTTTGAGAAGACGCGCGGATGGGAAAAGACTGACATTGAGGAAGCCATTGCCGAAGCCCAGCAGCGCATGGGCAGCAGTGATGCAGCCGTAGCCGATGAAGCATCATTGGATTACACAGGGCTGCAACTTGCACTGGAGTATGCCGAGAACATCAAGGACAGCAAGGTTGAGGAGCGCAAACTGCGTGAGGAAATCAAACAGGCGCACGACGATACCAGCGAGCGCGACCGTGCCACAGACGCATATCGCCAGTACATAGCCAGTCTGCATGAGGCCATCCGTCAGAACAAGATAGAGAGGGCGCAAGCCTACTTCGACCTTGTGGGCAAGATGTCGGGCAGTCTTCGTGAGAGCATCGCCAACGCACAGGACTTCAAGGAAGCCGAAAAGCAGCGCATCCGCGAGATACAGCACAATGCCAACAGCGACATGGAGGGCAGACCGAGCGACGAACATCAGATGCCTGCAAATACTCGCAAGAAGATGAACAATTTTCTTGGCAACTCGCTGTTTGCTCCGTTGGCGACGTATATGGAGATGCTTCGTCTGTTCGGGCGCAAGAGCGCGAACGGCGAGGGTTATCTGTTCAATCGTTTCGGCAGGGGATGGATAGATGCACGTCAGAAAGAAATCAAGGGTGTTCGTGATAAGTATGCCATCCTTGATGCCAAAGCCGCAGAGTTGTTCGGTGGCAAGGTGAAGACATGGGGCGACCTTATCCGTCGTGTCGGCAAACTGCCAACAGGCACAGTATCGTTTTGGAACGGTGGTGAAATGCAGGAGCGTGAACTGACGCAGGGCAACCTCATGTATATATACATGGTAAACAAGATGCTTGACGGACGTATGAAGTTGCGCAAGATGGGTATCACCGAGGAGAATGTGGCAGACATCGAAGAAGTGCTTGACCCACGCTTGGTAGAACTTGCCGACTGGTTGCAAGACGAGTTCCTTGTGCAGACGCGCAACGAGTACAACGAGACGCACAAGCGTATGTTCGGTGCTTCCATGGCCGCTATTGAGCATTACTTCCCATTGCGTGTGCTGAAGAATGCCATTGACGTGAAAGCCGAGGATTTGGACAAGCCGGAGGTGACGGATGGTATCAGTACGATAACAGGTAGCATCATCAAGCGCAGACGCAACTCGAAGCCCCTTGACATACTGAATGCCGATGCGCTTCATGTGATACTGAGTCATGTGGCAGAGATGGAACATTGGAACGCATACGCAGAGTTTAACCGTGACTTGAACACACTTCGCTCTTATCGTCGTTTCCGTAATCAAGTGCAGAACATGAATACAATCTACGGAAGCGGTAAGGAATTGTGGAGAAAGTTCAACGATGTGTGTCAGATGGCAACTGGAGCATATAAGCCGAAAGGTGACGGTATTGAGAAAGCCGTGCTTTCAGCGGCTCAAGGTGTAACGGCAGCAAAGGTGTCGTTCAGGATTTATACGGCTTTGAAGCAGTTTGCGTCTTTCCCTGCCTACATCCCCTACGTTCGTGCGGACTATTTGGCAAGGGCGCTGGTTCGTCCTGATGTGTCGTGGAGTTGGTGCATGGAGCATCTTCCGATATTTGAGGAGCGTTGGAAGAGCCGCGTGAGTGGTGACCCTCGCTTGGCAAAGAGTATTCTCACAGCTGCTGACTGGCGGCAGAACTTAGTGGTGAAGATAGCGCGTGCCGGTATGGTACCGAATGCCTTTGTGGACGCTCTCACGGTGAGCATGGGTGCCTATGCAGCGTATAAGACTCGCAAGGGTCAGTACCTGCGTGACGGCTATAGTGAAGAACAGGCTGAGCGCAGGGCGATACAAGATGCTGAGATTGTGTATAACGAGACTCAGCAGTCGGGCGAGAGTGCATTTACGAGTACTATGCAGACGGACAGAACTTGGTGGAAAGTAATGTTCAGCATATTCCGCAATGCCTCGATGGCTTACCAGCGACAGTTGCATGGTGCTTTGCGTGACCTTGGAAACGTGATGAAGAAAGGTGGTGTGAGCGAGCGTTTGGCGTTCATGAAGAAGCAGATGATGCGTGATGGTCTGAGCGAGGCACAGGCAGATGCCGCGTCGAAGCGCAGGCTTCGTAGGCAGTTTGTGAAGGACGGTTTGTCTGTTGCCACCTTCGGCTATATCATGCAGTTGGCTTGGAACATTACGGGTTACTTGCCCTACCTGTTGTTCGGTGATGATGACGAGACGAAGGATGAGTTCTGGGATGACATCTGGACGCACACGATGGGCGGCTGGCTTGAAGGTCTGACTGGCGGCGACGTGATGAGCCTTGGCATAGGCATGTGGCTTAGTGGTGAGGTTGACGAATGGAAGTTAAAGAAGGAAATGCCGCTGACTACTGACTTATTTAAGACAGGAAGTGAGTTTTTAAAAGGTGAATTTGGTGCTTTCGTGACGGATGCCGTGAACCTGTGTGTGCAGATTGGTCTCGGTGTGAACCCACAGAGCATTACCGACGTAGCCCTGTCTATCATGGACGCTTGTGGTGACGACCCAACACTGGCACACGAGGCAACCATCTGTATTTCTCGCATCTTGCAAGTACCGCAGAGCCAAATCGACAAGATGTATTTCGACGAGGTTGGTTTGAGCGGTGACGAAGTGAGCAAGTACACCCCTGCACAACTTGCAGAGCGTTATGCCCAGTTCAAGGTGAAGCGTGGACGTTTCTTCTCTCCTTGGTCATGGGGTGACGAGGAGCGTATCAAGAAGTTTACCGACAAGGCAAACAAGACCATCAAGGAGCGCACCGAGCAGATGGGCGACGACAAAGTGAATGAAGCCTACCTGCAATACGAGGAAGTGTATAAGGGTGTTGACGCCAAGGTGAAAGAAGCCAAGAAAATGGCGAAGACCGATTATGTGGAAGCAGCACAACTGATGGCAGAAGCACAGAGCGACCCCAACGCCTTTGCAACTTATCAGATGTTCAAGCAGATGGATGGCAATTTCAATAAGATAGTGAAGTTCTATCTTGGAGCCAAGACACACGATGAAGCTGCATTGTGCAGACAGGCAGTCCTCGACTACAAATCGGCAATGGTGAAAGTGCTTGATGCACCTGATGCTGCCACACGTGCGGAGGCTATGGGTAATCTTGGAAATGTTATGCAGGAGTTTACTCAAAAGTATGTTCCAATGCAGCAACCCAATAGATAACAGAGAAAAAGTGTCGACAGGGTTTAACTTTGCCGACACATAACAAAAGTAACAGATATGGAAATCGTACTACATAGGCTTAGCAAGGTACTCGTTCCAAATGAGAACGATGAAGCCGACAGCGTAAAGCGTAGCCGGTTGCAGTGTCATGGTGACCGTGCGCGTGCGCAGGAGATACTTATCGAGGCGCAGAACTACTACAATGCAATGTACCGCTTCCGCAAGGACAGGGAGCGTAACAAGCGTTACAACTACGGCGACCAGTGGGGCGACGTGGTATGTGTGAACGGCAAGAAGATGACTGAGGAGCAGTATATCCTCTCGCAGGGCAACATACCATTGAAGACGAACCTCATCCGCAGGCTTGTACGTAACGTGATAGGTGTGTACCGCAGCCAAGCCACCGAGCCGACATGTACGGCACGCGACCGTGACGAGCAGCAACAGGCAGAAACGATGAGTACCGTGCTGCAATACAACATGCAGTTGAACCGTATGACGGAACTCTATGCCCGAAGTATGGAGGAGTATCTGATAAGCGGCATGGTGGCACATCGTAAGTGGTACGGTTGGCGCAATGACAAGATGGAGTGCTGGACTGACTACGTGCAGCCCAACAATTTCTTCATTGACAACAACATGCGTGACTTCCGTGCATGGGACTGTTCTTTTGTTGGTGAGATACACGATGTCAGTTTCGGGCAGGTATGCGAGCAGTTTGCCAAGTCCCCCGACGATTATGCACGTTTGGCAGAAATCTACCGACAGGCGCGAGACAAAGGCGCGAGCATACACGCATGGGAGGAGTTTGGCTATAGCCGTGACTGGATAAACACCGACTTCCTCACACCGCGAGACGAAAGCCGATGCCGTGTCATTGAGGTGTGGCGCAAGGAGAGCAAACCGAGATACCGCTGCCATGACTACAACAATGGCGAAATCTTCAAGATTGACGTTGAGGATTACAGCACGATGGTACAAGCCGAGAACATGAAGCGCATGGAACAGGCACAGCGCAATGCCGAGTGGTTCATGGATAGTTACTGGTACTACTACTTCCTCAGTCCGCTTGGTGACATCTTGGCAGAGGGTGAAACGCCTTACGAACACAAGAGCCATCCTTACGTGTTCAAGGCATACCCATTCATCGACGGTGAGATACATTCATTCGTCTCTGACGTGATAGACCAGCAGCGTTACACCAACCGCCTTATCACATTGAATGACTGGGTTATCAGAGCCAGCGCAAAGGGAGTGTTGCTTATTCCTGACGAGTGCATACCTAAAGGCATGTCACCCGAAGAATTTGCAGACACATGGGCAAGGTTCAACGGTGTTGTTGTCTATACTCCAAGCAAGACAGGTGCAGTACCGACACAGGTATCTAACAACTCTACGAACATCGGCATCCATGAAATGCTGAACTTGATGCTGAAGTTCTTTGAGGACATCAGCGGTGTCAACGGTGCATTGCAAGGTAAGCCCGGTTACGCTGGCATGAGTGCAGCACTCTACAACCAGCAGACGCAGAACGCCACCACCTCATTGCTTGATTTGCTTGACAGTTTCCAAGAGTTTGTGCGTGATGCTGCATATAAGGACGTGAAGAACATTCAGCAGTATTACGACCAAAAGCGGACATTCAACATTGCTGGTCGTGCTGGTATGCAAGTGGTTTATGACCCGATGAAGATACGCGATGTAGAAATGGACATCAGCGTAGTACCGAGCCAAGCAACACCTGCATATCGCGCAATGGCAAACGACTTCCTCATGCAGTTGTTTGAGAAACAGGCTATCAGCCTTGAACAGATGCTGCAAGCAGGTAACTTCCCATTTGCCGACGCATTGCTTCAGAACATCAAGAGCCAAAAGGAACAGTTGGAGCAGGGACAGGTGCCGGAGGGCTTGTCGCCCGAACTCATGCAGCAGATACAACAGGGCGTGAACCCCGAAACAATGAAGTTATTACAAAGGACTATGGGTATGGCAGCATAATAATTCTGTTTTGTGAAAGAAACTATCGACATTACTATCAGTAAGATACTACAGGAGAATGAGCGCAGACGCGCAATAGTGTTTGCGCCGTTCAATCCTATAACTGGTGAGGGCAGCATCGGACAGCGTGTTGCCTTTACCGTTTCTGATTATCCTATCCCCACGCAGTACCTGCCAGTGGAAATGATGGATGAGCCATTTGTCAAGAAGTTGTCAAAGGCTGGTAGTGTTGATGCTTTCATTCGCGATGCCCTAATGTTACCTGTCACCGATGAGGCACGCGACAAGGTTGTAGAGGAGTTTATAAGGATAAGGCAAAAGCATGACTATCCCTTTTGGGCAGCAATGTTTGCCTACATCAAGCGCAAGGGTGGAGGAACAGACGTTCTTTTCAGATTGAACAGACCGCAGCGCAAGTTAATTAAGCGGCTGGAGAAAATGCGTAAGGCAGGCAAGCCCATCCGACTGATACTGCTGAAAGCAAGACAGTGGGGAGGCTCAACCGCCATTCAGATATACATGGCATGGCTCCAACTTGTTCATGAAGTTGGTCTCAACTCTCTCATCATTGCCCATCAAGGTACTGGCTCCGACGAAATCAAGGACATGTTCGACCGTATGATTAAGTCGTACCCAGTTGAAATGCTACATGAACTTGGCGATGCCTATGCACCAAACGAGCCAAAGATGGTTGGTGTTGGCAAGTCGGGCAACATATTCAGAGTACCACAACGAAACTGCAAAATCAAAATCGGTACTGCCGAACGCCCGAACTCCTGCCGTGGTGGTGACTATAACCTTGTTCACCTTTCGGAGGTCGCTTTGTGGAAAGAGACAGACGGAAAGAAGCCGGAGGACATTGTGCGCAGTGCTTGCTCTGGTATTCTGCTACGTCCATACACTATGATCGTGTATGAGTCAACACCAAACGGCGTTGGCAACTTCTTCCACAAAGAATACTTGGCAGCGAAGAAAGGACTATCGCAATTTGAGGCGATGTTTGTTGCATGGTTTGAGATTGAACAGTATGAACTGCCATTTGAGAATGAAGCAGAAAAGTACGAGTTTGCCAAGAAACTGTTTGCCAACAGACGGAATGAAGAAATCAAGTCTGACCGTGAAGAACCAGGTACATACTTATGGAGGTTATGGGAGAAAG